TAAATGGTTTCCTTGCTACTGTGATTGGTTCAAGTGCTGGTTTTAGTGCTGTTCCCCAGCCTTCCCATCGTGAGTTGCCTTTGGTTATACTCCATTGTGTTTTAAATTCTGTATCCCCAGAAGATTTCCCAAGTCCTTTGTTTACTCCAAGTGCTTGACCTGTTATTTTTTGGCTACCTAAATCTTCCCTCTCATTCCCCTGCAACTTATCAACAGCCTTGCTTTTTAGAATAGCGACCGTGTTTGAAATTAGGTGCTCCATTATGTATTCCGTAATAATGACATTGATGGCAGACACACATTCCATTTGTAATTTCGTGTCTAAGTTTCGGAAAGTCTTTGATTGATTTAATATGGTGAGCTTCAAGATGTCTGTCAGAACCACAAACAGAACATTTATAATTTCCTCGTTTGAGTATTTCTGATTTCCACGCAAGGTCTTCAGGGCTTCGTCTACCTTGTGATTGACCATTATGTTTTCTTTTAGCCATTCCTTGACATTTTCTTCCGCAGTAAAAATGTTCAAGGACTTGTGATTTTGGTCTTGTGATAACTTTTCCACATGTTTCACAAGGTTTAGTAATTGTTTTATCTCGGTTTCTACATTCTGAAGAACAGTACTGATTTTTGTGTCTGTGACTTGGGCTTCGTTCAAATTCTTTTTCACAAAACTTGCAATTAAATTTAAGTTTCTTTGATTGGTGTTCACTACAACATTTTCTTGAACAGAATCGTTTTTTTGTATATTCATTCCAGCTTCTGTTTGGTTCTTTAATGATTGTGTTTCCACAATTTGCACATTGTTTAAGTTTTTTTTGCATACATTTTTTAAGTTATTTGTATTTATAAAATTATCTATTGCCTTACTAATATTTAACCACTCTTTTGTTTCAAGTTGATTAACACTTTTTCCTATGTTATGGGATTTCGGAAATCCTGAACCATACAACCACATTATCTGGTCTCTAATTTCAAACCCAGCATCCTCTATTCCAGATGCCATTCTGTGATAAGTTCTACTTCCACCAAAAGATAATAAATAACCACCGGATTTGAGAACTCTTAAACATTCTTTTGCCCAATCTGTACAAAACTTTTGTAGTTGATTTAATTTTTTATTGTTTAAATTATAAAATGCAGGTGCTTTCCCACATAATCTTCCGTGTATTTTTGATTTGTCTTCAACTGTTCCCCCACCAATATTTTTACCTTGTTTGAATTTATCCCACTCTTTTCCCATAAACTCTAATCCATAAGGAGGGTCTGTTACTATACTATCTACCGAATTGTCTGGTAGTTTTTTTAGTTCTTCTATACAGTTTCCTTGTATTATTTTATTTGTTTTCATAATTTCTTGGCTTTTTTTCCAGTTAAATTTTCCCATCTTTTTATTATTACATCACAAAAATAAGGGTCTAATTCTGCTATATACCCTTTCCTGTCTAATTGCTCACAGGCAATGAGTGTAGAACCTGAACCCCCACATAAATCTAAAATTAAATCTTTTCTTTTACTATTTATTCTCATAGGTTTAAAAAGTAATTCAATAGGTTTTTGAGTGGGATGATTGTATTGTTGTTTATTATCTCTATGCACAAACCATATATTGAAATAATCCATTAAATTTGTATTAAAATTAAGTATTTCGCTCCATTTCTTTTCTTTTTTATTTATAAATGGTTTTCCTTTCCATCCTAAAACACAGGCTTCATAAACTTTATTAAACCCAATCTGAGGCGTAGGATTAAAATTTTCTTTTACCCACAAACACACTCTTTTATTTTTTATTCCTCTTTTATTATAAATATTTTGAGTTAAATATATTTTAGATTCATCACACCAAAAGTAAATAGCTATATTATCTTTACTGAATTTTATAGAATTTTCTATCAACTTATTTATAAAAAAAGCATATTCTTCCTCTTTTCTGTTATCATCAAATATTGTTTTTCCTTTATATTTCTCATTATGATATTCATATCCAATATTATAGGGGGGGTCAGTTATTATCATATCTGCTTTCTTTCCATTCATTAGTTTTTCAATTATTTTTGAATCTGTTGAATCTCCACAAATAACTCTGTGATTTCCTAATTGATATATATCTCCTATTTTTGTAAATGGTTCTTTTATTTTTTTTAATTCTTCTTCTACATCAAATACATCTTCTCTTAATTCCTGAGTATCTAAATCTGATAATACTTTATCTATATCTTCATTTGGTACTAACTCAAATAATTCCTTTAATTTATCCTTATTTTGAAAAAATTCAAATTCTTTTAAATCCAATTCATAATCGTGTTCTCCTTTTAATTTATTCATAACTTGTCTAAGAATTCTACGGTCAGGGTCTGTAATATCAAGAATATAAGCAGGAATTTGTTTCATACCCATTTCTTTGTAAGCAAGATATCTATGTTCTCCATCTGCAATTCTTAATTCTTTATCAAGTATTACTGGGACAAGATAACCAAATTTTTTGATTGTTTTTTTTAATGCTTCAAATTGGTCTTGATTCATCTTATTTGGATTGCTTACATCCACTTTTATTTTATCTATCTCTATATTTTTTATTTCTGGTTCTTTGATTGTCATTTTATTTCCTCCAACAATACCTCTTTTCATTTTTCCTTATAAATTTGTCTTTTTTTAATTTTTCTATACAGTTTCCTTGTGTTATTGTGTTTGTTTCCATTTTAAAAATCTATAATCACCTCTGATTTAATCCCCCAACAAGCAAGTGCTAATGCTATTACTATATCGTCATGATATCCTTCCGGAGCGGAGTAACTTGTATGTCCGGTGGTCTGATTTGTTTTATAGGCGAATATGTTTAATTCATTTATTAATTCTGGAATCTCTGGGTAAGTTATGTTTTTTTCTTGAATATTAATGCTTAAATTTTCAATTAATGGTCTTTTGCTTGTTCCCGAGATTTTATAAGGAACTATATTTAATCCCAATCTGTTTAAATCATCATAAATTGGGTCTCCTATGCCTGTTGCATCTATAATACATTGGGCATTGTTATATTTTCTAATAATTGTTACTATTTTATTCTTTTGAAAGTTCCAATCTAATTTATGGAATCTATCAAAATAAACTACATGATTAGTTGTTTTATCTAATACTACTATAACTGTATAATCTTGGTATTTTGCTAAATCTACTCCGATTGTGTAATGTTTGGCCTTATCGGGTTCTTCTAATTTTCCCCCTACACATTCTCGAACATCTCTGAATACCCCTCCAATATCCTCTATAAATGCCCCTAAAAACTCCTGTAAGAACACTCTTGCTGGTAAATTCGCCTTTGCATGTTCTATTTCTTTTTTATCTATATAAGGATTGTCCGAAGTGAGAAAATTCCAACTCGAAGTATCTTTTTTTTCTGAATCTTGCCCTCTTGTGAACTCCTCAAAAAACCAATTCTTTCCTTTGGGTGTTGATATAAAAATAGTCCACCCTTGTCTATCTGCTAATGTCGGCCTTAAATATTCCTCCCAAACTATTCTTTTTATACTTGCTGCTTCGTCTATTATTAAAAAATCTAATCCCTCCCCTAATAAACTTACCGGATTGTCTGCCGATTTTCCTATTAATTCACTTCCATTGATTAATTTTATATAACTTCTGGATTCACTTTGTTGTTCTATTAATTCTTTAAAGTATCTGTTCATTATAATAAATACTTCTCTAAATACTTTTTTTGCTAATTCATAATTAGGTGACACTATCCACCCTCTTGTGTTTGGCCTCATTATAGCAAATACCGCTTCTCTACTTGCTAAAATACTCTTGCCAAATCTTCTTCCGGAACATAATACTCTAAATCTGGATGTATTTTTATGAATTTTTGTCTGCTTTGGGTGTGGTTCATAGTTAATTACTTCAAATATTTTCTTTTTTATTTTCCAAACCATTCTTCCATTTTATCTATTAATCTTTGTTTGGCTTTATCGTCTGTACTTGTTTCTGCTTCTCCTACTAAATGTAATTCGTGCTTTAAAATATTTATAATGTCACTTGCTTTCACATCTATTTCTTTATTGTTTAATTGTTCGGCAAATCTTCCCATTACTCCTTTTAGTATCTGATGTTGTCTTTTTTTGATATTCGTAATGGTTTCGTCTACTTCTTTTATCGCATTTGCTTTAATTTTGTTTGCTCTACTATCCCAATTTTCTTTTCTTTTCCACTCGTAGAGGGTTTGTTTGCTTATGCCTAAACTTTTGGCAATTCTTTCCATTGGTTTACCTAAACTAAATAATTTAAATGCGTCCTCTTGTACTGATTTATCATATTTTGTCATATTTTCACCTGCGGTGTGCTTTTTTTCCAGTATATTTTTCCCATCTTTCTATTGTTGCAGAACAATAATAAAGGTCTAATTCCATTAAATACCCTTTTCTGTTCAGTTGTTCACAGGCAATTAAAGTGCTGCCAGACCCTCCAAATGGGTCTAATACTATTTCTTCTACTCTCGAACTATTAGTGATTAAATCTTTCAAAATATTCACTGGCTTCATTGTTGGATGTACTGCTTTTTCGTTCCCTACATCTGAATCCTCTGTATTCCTTATTTGAAAATAATTCATAGAAAATGAACTGATAATGTTATCCTTTTTATCTGAACCCACTACAAAATCCATTTTATCTTCGAATTCTATCAAAGGTACTCTTTTAGATTTCAATTTTTCTACTTTTATTCTTAAATATTGTCCGTTGGATAGTTTTATTGTATATCCTAATAAATCCAATTTATGTTTTCCTTCTTTTTCTTTTGTTAAGGTTATGATATCCTCATCTGTTCCTTCTCCGTACCATTTAATCTTAGGCCTGTCTCCTGCGAATACTATAAATTCGTGTCTAAATCTATATCTCCAACCCATTCCCCCAAAAACTTTGTCCCATACTATACAATTTAGTAAATCTAATCCTTTTTTCCTTATAGTGCCTACAATTGCTGGATAATTTCTAAAATCTATCCAAATGTAATACGAAGTATACTCTTTTGAATGTGCCTTTATTTGGGTTATTACTTTTTCCATGAATTGTTCATATTCTTTTTGGTCTATGTTATCATTTAACATTTCCTCGTATTTCCCATCTATTGTTCCGTGAAAGTTCACATTATAAGGGGGGTCTGTCAATATTAAATCTGCTTTTTCTTCATTTAATAATTTTTTATAATTTTTTGGGTCTGTTGCATCTCCACATACTAATCTATGTTTGCCCAATTGCCATATATCTCCTTGTTTTATTTCATATTTAGGGTTTCTAAGTGATTCTTCTATTTCAAAATCCTCTTTAATAGATTCTGGAATCAAGTCATCCAATACTTGTTTTATATCTATTTCTGGCAATAATTCTCCTAAGTCTTCTAATTTTCCTGCTTTTTTAAGTAATTCAAATTCTCCTAAATCTAATTCATAATCGTGCTTTCCTCTTAATTTATTCATAACTTGTCTTAGAATTCTTCTGTCGGGGTCGCTAATATCTAACACATAAGCAGGGATTTCTTTCATGCCCATTTCTTTGTAGGCAAGGTATCTATGCTCTCCGTCTGCGATTTTTAAGTTTTTATCTACTATTATCGGCACTAAATACCCATATTTTTCGATGGCTTTCTTGAGGGCAATAAATTGCTCCTCATTCATTTTATTTGGATTATCATTATCTGTCGTAATTTTGTCTATAGAAATTCTTTTTAATTCTGGTTCTTTCATTTTTTTCCTCCTTTATTTTAAAATTTGTGGGGGGTATAATTTTTCGAGGCGAACATACTTGGTAGAATATTCAAATTATGCCCCTGTCCACTAATCCTGTAAATTAATACAGATAACTTCCTATACTATCCATAATTATAAACATTGCTATAATCCAATTAATTATTCCTATAACTATGGCTATTGTATTCAAAGTTATTGCTTTCTTGTATAACTTTTCATTGTTTGGTTTCTTGATACTTAATCCAATAATTCCAAGAGTTATTCCAATCAATGGGGAGAATAAAGAACTTACTATTCCTATAATTCCCAATGTTATACTTGTTTTTCTTTCTTTTACCATTTTCTTACCTCCTGATATTTATTTATCCTAACAATCCTTCAAAAAATCCCATGGCAAATATACCAAAACTAATCCAACCTCCGATTATTGCCGCTTTTATCTACAAATCCTTTATATTTTTTCATTTTATTTACCTCGCATTTTATTCCCTTCAACTTCTTTAATTGCTGTGATGATTTCCTCATAATTTACAAGTCCACCTTCACAATCTCGGACAATTCCGTCTTCCATGCCCATTTGTT